TTAAAATAATGTTTCAACGATTAATTTATAATTTTTTTCATCTAATATCATTCTGTCTAAAGAAATTTCGGGTTTAGATTTTTGAAATTTAATTATATCTTTATATAATTTATCACTTTCTTTTACATTATATCCAAAATGTATTTTAGCTATTGGTGGCATATTAATTTCCTTACCATCTAGTGACTTTTCTCCTTCTCCCAAAACATGAGCAAGTCTCCATTCTTGTTCATGAATCCAACACTGGGATTTAGTATAGAAACATTCAATGATTCTTTGCTTATTATTTGTATTATTATCTCCTGACAATAAATTATATCTTTCATTATATAAAACAGGATATAAACTATCCTTATATAAATCATATACGTCTTCAAATTTATATTCAATACATATACCCTTATGTTGATGCGCGTAGTAACTCCACATTAGAATATCATCATTAAATTCCGTTAAAAAAGCACTAATAATAATAGAATATAAATTATTATATTTTTCCATAACGTCTTCATTTGCTGTTTCGTCCCATGCTATCTTACCTTCAAAAGGATCGTTTAATTTTTCCAATTTAGATGACCATGCATTATTATTCAACAAATTTGTTTTATAATCTCTTTCCCAATTTTGATCACTTAAATATAAGCATAATATTTCTGGTTTAATTTTTTCTAATATGTTTTTATCTTCATTTTTAAAAAAATCAGATTTTAGTTTGTTTTTAACATTATAATCTATATCTATCATATTTTATCTCCATTTCACCTATTATTTTTAATTATATACGTTAATTATTAAATTTCAATAAAAATATTTTTAAAATCTTAATATTAACAATAGCTAAAATTGGAAGTAAACCAGAATGTGTGAATTACGTTATGAATTATTATAGTTTTTATAGAAAATAAAAATAAGCCCCTTTTACCAAATGGATTCAGAGGCTTATTTTAGTTTATTAATTTATGTCTTAGAAACTATGCTAAATCAATATTTGAAATATTAATAGCTGCTGTCACTTGGTCATTAACTCCAATTACTGCTCTATCTCCATTAAGTTCCATAAGAGTATAAGAATCAAAGTAAACTATAAATGAACCACCAGTGTATTGTTCAGCATTTACAACTCGTACCGTTGCACCTACCGAAAAACTTTGTTGTGGTTGTGACTGTTCTACGATTGGTTGACTTTCATCTGCTCTAGCAATGTTTGAAATATTAATAGCTGCTGTTACTTTCCCATCAACTCCAATAACTGCTCTGTCACCTTTGCACTCTATAATTTGGTATGTATCATAATAAGTTGTAAATGAACCGCCTGTATATTGTTCAGCATTTAGGACTGTTATATTCTCGCCTGGTGCGTATGCCTCTGTGGCTTGCTGCGTTTCTGGTGGTGCGCATTGTTCTTGTGGTGCAACAATTTCTACCGCTTCTGGGATGGCTTCTTGTGGTGTAGATATTTGTTTAATCTCTTCGACATCTTCCAAATTGAATATAGATACATCAATGTTAGGGCAACCTTGAATCCATTCAGGTTTATTATCATTATTTGCAAACTGATGCCCTACGACTGTTAATCCATTAAATTCTGTTTCCTGTGTTCCTTCATCACCATTGTAATGTGCATGCCAAAAGCCATATGGTAAAAGTCTACCAACATCTAAACCTTCTGCACCATGTGCTCCATTAAAGCAATTTGTGTTTGAATAGAATCTTGACTTAGCATGGCCTAGTTCAATCATTCTATCCATAAATGCAATGATTCTTGATGTGAAGTCTGCTTTACTTCCAGAACTTCTGTCCATATAATCAATTGTATCTTCTTCATAGTCAGCATATACACCTAACTGTAAATCACAGCCATTGATTGCATCATGGAATACATCTGCCTCAGTTACTGCATCTTCTACAGTCCTAAAATAGTTCATCCAATATGCTCCTACATACATTCCTGCTGCAATAGCCTTTTCATAAGCTGATCTAAAAGCTTCGTCAACCTGACTTGCATCACTACCATATCCAGCATGTAATATTACACCATGAACACCTGATTCTTTAGCTGCTGCATAGTCAATATTTAACATTGATTCAGAACTTGAATCGATTACCACTATTCTCATATTATTTTATCTCACTTTCTGTTATTGAACCCGTATTTACAGTTGTTTTCGTTTCATCAGTTTTTAAACAATCCGTTATATCGTTAGGAGTCCTATAAAATCTTTTGCATAATACTATTAACTGATCCCATCCATTTGTTGTTACAAAGCTTACGAAGAAACTTAACAATATAGCTCCTACGATATAGTACCAAACAAAAGTTAAATTCTGTACCTGCAGATAAATCACTAATGCTAATACGGTAAGTATCAAGCTAATTACATATACTTGAATTGCTGTCGGTATTTTATCCAAGAAACCCCATGTTTTTGTGACCTGAGTAATAACACTGATTGCAATTGCTAATATACCTATTACTGTTACTAAAATCAATACATTGCTAATTAAACCTTCCATTTTCAATCCTCCTGATCGTGTGCTTTTTGGTTGATATATTTATCCAGCTTGTCCTTAGCCACTGGAACGCTATGGTTACAATTCAGTTGCATGAGTCCGTCAAGTGTAGCACTCATGCAAAAGCAAACTAATGTCATTTCCTTTTTGATTCCTTGAATATCTTTGTCTTGAGTATCCTGTTTTTTAACCCATGTAAATGCTTTGTTATAATACTTTAATAACGCAATCAAAGCCGTAACTAAAGCTGCAAGTGAAATAATTGTGTTTATATTTACATACATATTCTTCCTCTCTTTCTTCATTTTTTTATATCAAAAAAGCCACCCCATTGGATGGCCTGATGATTGATTTAATATTTAATTTGTGCATCTAAATTATTATTTTACTGTATATTCTGTATCAACTTTTAAAGTCTTATAATCCTGCTCGGTAATTGGATATTCATCAAGATATAAGATACCATCGATTGCATCCACGATTGTTACTGTGTATTCTCCGTTGTGGTTTTGCAGTTGCGATATTATTCCTTCCTTAATGGTTATATGCCCTATATCCCCCGGATAGGAATATTGTGCTTTCCCTTTTGTAACAAGAGCATTTACTCTTTCTATAATACTACCATTTGCTACGCTGGTACTCTCTTCTTGTGATGCTAATATAGTTGATGCTTCGTCATTCGAAGCAGGTGAACTTTTTGTGATACTTTCTAAACCGTTACCACACCCTACTAAAAATATCATTATTATGACTATTGGTATTATTACTTTTTTAATGGTTACACCCCCTGAATATTTAGTTAAGTTTTCAAGGAAATTATAACATATTGTAATAATATGTAAATATCTATTTTAAAATAGTATTAAATAAAAGTTAGTAAGTACTCCCGAGGTGGCTCTGTATAAAGACACGGAGTATAACATCTGCTTCAATTCTTGCTAACGCGTCAGGCAGTATTTCTATTGTATGCTTACCTCTTATGATAGTACCATCTGTATTTTTTGCGAGATAATCGATTAAGTCAAGCCTCTCGACACTTAGGTTAGAAAGTGGAATGACTATATTGTCTATCTTTATTGAAAGTGCTGTAGGCATTTCTTCAAGCTCGTATATTCCGTATTCTATTTCATGTGTATGATTTGGAATAACGATTTCATGTGTATGACTTGGAATTTCTATTCCGTGTGTATGGTCTTCAAGCGTAACATCATGACTATGCTCTGGAATATCAACTGCATGTGAATGGTTTCCAAATGTTATTGTGTGCGAGTGGTCAAACCAATTTCCATATATATCAACCACGTGATAATGTTCATATGTTGCGCTTGAAGTCACAGCGGATGTCGGAACGATATGCATACCATATGCTTGCGTAGTAGTTCCAGTAGTGCCACCTCCTGAGCTTGAAGATGTCTGGCTTGATGATCCACCACCACCTGTACTCGTAGATGTTCCTCCACCACTTGAGCTTGTCGTTGTAATCGCTCCACCGCTTGAGCTTGTCGTAGAAGTTGCTCCTCCACCTTGCGTAGCTTTGCTATACGCTCTAAATTTCTTAGTTTCAAAGGTTAGTTCACATGTATTGATATTTACCACATCATCATCAACCAAAAAGCTAATAATTGCTGGGGTATCACTGTCTGCATTATCATGATAACTGAATGCTAAGATATTTGTTGCGCCCTGACTGTATGCATCATTTACCTGCTGCTTACGCTGTATATCCGCTTGAGTCGTTGCGATATCATCAAGTTTGTTGTCAATCGTGTACGTAACATCATATTCTTTGTCAATGTCTAAAATATCTTCTTCAATAATACGCGCTTCAAACTCATCACTATCTACTATGATACGTGTTACACCATTTAAAATCTTCTTTTCGAGCTTATATTCTTCAAGTATAGATAAATCTACACTATCACTTTTAAATGAGATTGTTGGACTTTTCCATTGGTCTAGCAATGCTTGCGCGTTTTCCTTAAGTGACTGTGCATCTGTAAACCTTGAATCAATCCATATATATGAACGTTTCCCCCATTTTGCAATGCTGGTATCATCCTTTAAATATTTTAATCCACTATTTACACTTTCAATTGTCAGCATGTTTACACCTTCTCCTGCGCCCTTTGGAATAATGTAATTTACAATGTCTGTTGGATTTTCCACTTTATCAAAAGATATCATATCCTTAGTCCAACGTATCTCTGCCTTGACTTCATTACTCGGCCGTATCAGGTTTAATACCCACGGATATACTGTTGTATCAAATGTAAATTCGTAAGGTTCATTAAATGCCTTAGGGATACTTAGCAAAGGTGCCAGAAGCCCATTTTCATTTTCAAAACTATATTCAAAGTATTTCACAAAATCACACTGTCCAAGTTTCCACTTCTTTGTTTCCTGAAGCGAAAGAATATACTCAATCGACTGTACTGTTGTCATTCCTGTCAGCTGGTGATACCCTTCCATAACATCATCCAACAATGTTGATAGCACATGTTCAAGTGTATATGTGGTGCTTTCCTCCGTACTGCTTCTCACCGTTTCAGTTGGCATTATTCTATATAGTCCGTAATATCTATCACTCTTTGAAGTAATACCTATGTAGTTCATATGACTACACAATGCATTTTTTTCATCTGATATAGGCAATGTAGTAGTAGAAGTCCATAACTCATTTACAGGCCTTTTTATAGCTGTGTCATAAGCATTTTCAAGTATTCCAATTTCATTCATATCTTTATCTTTTACTATTAGGATTGTAATCATCCCCTTTCATATAAAATTAAAAGAGGCGCTCAATCGAGTACCTCTTTGTGTAACTAAATTAATATTTTGTAACTAAATTTCTAACTATTTGTACTGTTTTTGTAACATTTTTATGGAACTAAATAATAACTAATAAACAATCTTTAGTACATCTTGAAGATTATATATCCTTATTGCTCTTCTTAAAACATGTACGGTTTTATCAGGGGTATCATAACCAGTTTTAATAATCATATTTAACAGTTTTTCCGCTCTTGGTAGTAATCCTAAATAATTTTGTTCAAACCATTCGTTATATTCGTTTTTCTTTTGAATACCTTTATTTTTTAATATTTCATAATACAAATGAATTTTTACATACACTACTTCAAGTAAAATTAAATCTTCAGGATTTTGATTATTAATTCCAACAGAATTTTTAGTAACGGAAATCGTTCTATTGATATATTCATCTAGGTCAAATCCATAATCCACAATTCTGGCATTCACTATTGGATCATTTATCATATCTGATATGTGCATATTTATGTAACATCTTCCCCAATTTTCCATATCAAAATAAGTCAAAGATGGGTATCCCTCTTGCCGGCATATAAGATGTTGAAGTTCGTGTGCAGCACTAAAAGCTTGTGTAACTGGTACAGGGAAATGTTTAGCTGCTATCAAAAAGCATTCATCATCACCAATTACTCCAAAAAGCATTTCAGCGGCAATCTCTTCCTCTGGTATTACCCATAATACATCTTTAGTAATTTTTGGGCGTTCAATATTATAAAAATCACTAAATGGCTTATAATCATTTAATATAACTGATAGAGCATAATCCTCTTTATAAAATTTTCTTGTTTTATTCATTTTTATACCTCACCTTATTTTAATAATACACTAAATAAAGGTGAATACAACTATTTTTATTAATTCTATTATAGGGTTATATTTTTTGAACCGCATCCACAAGTCTTACATTTTTCATGATTAGAGTATCCTTCGCATGTACATTCACAGTTCCAATTCACTTTAATAGTACCCTTATGATTTTTAAATAGTTCCTTGATTTTATTTTTGTCTAAATATTTTTCTTTAACATATTCTACATTATTTAACATTCAAAATCATCCTTTCTGTAATTTTATTTATGAACCTAAATAATAATTTATTAATTATAAATCTCTAATATCTGGGTAAATAGAATCGGCAAATAAATTAGTAGCCTTTCCAGATGTATCAGAATGAGGATGTGTATTATCTGGCATCCACCAATTCATCATTGTTTTAGTTACTCCACCGCTAGTTATTAATTTTTGAGACCAACCAGTTTTCTCCCATAGCTTACTGATCTTCAATTCCCACTCTAATGCTATAGCCATTTGAATTGTAGCAACTTGTGCTTGATATGTATCCGCTGACTGATTCGTATAATGCCCTATCATAATTATTCTTGCTTTGGGATTATACTCAAGTATATGTTTAATTAAGAAGTTCATTGAACCTCTAAAATTGTACAATGAATAAGGGTTTGCAGCATCGTATGAAACATCTGTACTAGCAAAGCAATCATTTCTCCCGTGGTCGAATACAAATAAATCTGGGAAAGTTGATGCTGTCAAATATTTATCTATTTTGCTTTGATAACTACAAGACAAAATCAAGGCTTTGTCAGCATCCGTCAAACTTGCTTGTTTATTAACTGTCCAAATATCACTTGCAAAGTTATCAATACACCACTGAGCTTCCGCCGTTGTATTACTTAAACTTCTTGAGCAGTTATGAAAATCAACTCCAAATCCATAAGGATTAGTGACCGCATCCACTCTATAATCCTTTTTGCAATGCGCTGTAGATTCTGATACGCACTCATTATAAACTGTAGCTCCCAACCTCTTTGCAACTATTTCGGGGTAGCTTGTACCCACTCCATTGTATTGACCTGCTCCAATAGATGTTCCAAACCAAACCATTTTTTTATTATTGAATTTGCTTATATTTTCTAGGATAGTAGTCTTTTGATATTTTTTGACGATTATGTTCGTACCTTGGTCATTATTAACACATATTTTTGTTGCATTGCTAGGAACACTATAAGCGTAATCTGTATTTGTTCCAATATTCCCTAACACTGACTCAACGATTGTATTATTCTTATCGTATGATATTAAAAAAGGATAAGAGGTATTTGCAGAACGTCCCGTTATTTTTAACAAATCACCTTCAACCACATTGACAAAAGAATGATATCCAGTTGTAGCAGTAACTTGTTGATAATCCTTATGATATACATTAGCTTCAATAGTTAAAAATAATGTAATATAATCAGACTGAGTATTAGTTAAACTAATTAGTGATACTATGTTGTTTTCAATTGTTTTTATTTTGGTATCCTTTGTAAGTTTTCTTGGATATATATTAAAATCATTAGTTCCATTAATAATTAATTTTGTTGCGCTACTTGGTATCGTAATGAGTTGGTCTTTATAAGTAGCTGTAGCCACGTTTCCATAACTCAAAACGGAAGTAGCATTCATCAAAATGTAAAATGGGTAGTTAGCATTAATTGTGCTACCATTAATCATATACTTTTCACCCGGTAAGACATTTAAAGTAGTGTGAAAATTAGTTGCTGCTATTCCTCCATTTGTTAAATTTGCCACACCAGTTTCTACCGCATAGGACACAGCTTCATAATGTTCACCAGAATTCAAAACGTCTGTTAATTTAGTTATATTTTTTCTAACGGAATCGCCTGCACTTGCGTATGTTACTCCATCCGCTCCAATTCCAATGTCTTTTGTTTCTATATTGTCCGTAGTGGTTGCTACTGCAACAAAATTATTAATTCTTGATGCTTGTATATCTAATGCTGATTGATTAGCTTTAGCATCTAAATTAGTATTTAGCGTATTAGTTACATCTACTATCCCTGAGTGTTCTTCGTCAAGCCTATCTTTTAAATTAGTATATGTTGTACCATTTTCATTAACTCTTGCAGCTGCAGCTTCAACAGAAGAATCACCCGCTTGAATTTGGTTAAATGCTAATATTGCATTATTTATTTTATCCATTCCTTTATGTAAGGAATCTGCTGTTTCAATTAAATTAATAGCCAATTTATCACGTCCTTTCTATAAGTATTTATCACGGTACTTAACGTTAATTTTTAAGTTTATATTGCTACCGTTAATCGCTACTGTATTAGTCCCAGGAAACAAAATAAATTCTCTTAAATTAACACTTGAGAATCCATTCAAACCATTTTTTAGTACTGTATATCTATCGCAATCAACAACCCAGGTGACATTTGAAAACGTGCCTAAATTTATCGAGTAACCATTAGCCGATATAACTAGATTTGTAGCTGTACCTGTTATTTCAATAATTGGTTTTATAGCTAACCCACTTACATATGATGTTATACTTTTAGGATCTGTAACTGTTGTCTCACCTGAAGAATTTTCTTGTCCTAATAAATAACTGCTTCCAAAGTTTAGCACTTCACTACCCCATAATATTTCGTCCGAATAAACAGTGCTATAAGCTCTTGGATCAAAGGCCTCAAATTTGACATCCATTCTGCCTACTGTTACAAAACGCTCTACATCAATTTTACTTGTTAATCTTACTACATAAAATTTATCAGGTTCATATTTGAATATTAATTTTATAACTCTTGGCTTTCCATAAATGTCATGTAAAAAGGCTATAAAAGTTCTTAATTTTTCCTGTAATATTAATTTATCATATTGCATTGTAGAAATCGTAAATTCAAATGGTTTTGATAATATTTCAGTTCCAAAAAAATATGTTCCTTCTCTTCCGGAAATCGATATTGTTTTATTTAAAATATCAGGTGCCATTGGGTTAGATTGACTTTCACATATCAAATCAAAATAATCTAGTTCATTTCCATCTAATGTGATCATCTTCTAACACCAACCTTTCTTAATCCACTGTTACTTAATACTGCTAATTCATTACTCATATCTTGTGCGGTGGCATAAGCGAATTTTTTACCATCTATAAATAAATTAACTGGTCTATCTGAAATAGTTCTAATCAGTTCACTTAATTTTGTTTCATTATTGTCTAAGTTAGCTTTTGAATCATTAGATATACTATCAGAATTAATTGAAGTAGAATATGAACCTTTAATTTTACCTAATTCGATATCAGTAGGTAACGTGTTTGCTATCTCCTTATTAACGTCAACCATTCCCAAACCAAAACCATTTCCATATCCTTCTGCTGAATATCCACCCATTTCTGCAAACACTTTAGATGGTGAATGAATTCCCAATACATCTTTTACATTTGCGACAACTCTACCAAAGCCAGCACTAACATCTGCCACAAGTCCTGCTACTTGGCTATGGAATCCTTCATCAAATCCTTGTGCTGAATTAACGCCTGCGCTATTAAACTGTGCTTTTAAATTTTGAATTACAGTTCCAAACTGCCCCGCGAAATTATTTCCAAATCCTTGTGCCGAAGTAGTACCGCTTGTTGATATAGTATCTTCTACAGTAGCGGTCATTTGTGTGATCTGATTTTGTGTTGTGTCTCTTAATCCTGAAAGTTCATCTTTTGCAGCCTGTGAAGCAAGTTTACTTTTATCTTGCCACATTGTTACATACTGTTGTAATTGCGTATCTGACATTGCATTCAAAGCAGCTATTTGAGATGCCGCTGTTGGGCCCATCTCATATAATTCTTTCAAAAGTCCATCAACGACACCTCTTTTAGCTAAACTTTTCATATTGTCAGCCCACTGCGACATTCCAGTTATTTGTGAACTTAAATTATCTAATAATGTTTGGCTTGAAATAGAAGTATCAATAGCAAATTTATCAAACAAATCCATACTTCCATAGATTTTTTCAGTTGCAGAATCAAGAGATTCATTATATTTATCAATTAGCCCTTGTATTGCTGTAGTGGATTCTGAACTTGTAGTTTTTATTTTATTTCCTAATAGATCAACCGCATTTGTAGTTCCGGTTATACTTGTATAATCTCCAACTAATTTAGCGGTATTTTGCCAGTCGGTGCCTAAATCATTTATTGTTGTTTGCGTAGCGTCTACTTCTGTATCAAAACCATTAATAGTCTTTTTTAATCCTGTCATTTCTAGATTTAATGCAGAATTTGCTTGTGTATATTGATCCGTTCCTATTTCTGCATCATCCACTGCAGTTTTTGATTTTTCTAAATTTACTGCATATTCTTTTTCTAACTTGCTTAATTTCTCAACAGCCTGTTGACGTTCCGTTTGTTTTTCAGCTAATTTTTTCTCTGCGTTATATTTGTCTGTTGCAATACTTTTTAAATCAGTTTTTGCAGCTTCAGCTTCTTGTAATTTCAAGTTTGAATCTACTAACTTGTCTACTTCATCACGTTGTAAACTAAGAAGTCCTGTTTGCTTATCAATTGTTAAATTCAGATCAGGAATTGAATCATTTAAATCTTCTACTAATGCTCCCATGGTTGCTTTTTCAGAGTTAGAAAGTGATTCTTTATCAGCTAAATTGTATAGTTGATTTGCTAATTCTTTTGATGCACCATATTCACCTTCGATTTTTGCAGTATTATCAGTACGCTCTTTAGTATTCTTTGCTATTTCAGCATTCATATCAGCAAGCTCTTTTGTACTGTTTTTAATTTTCAAAGATAAATCTTCTGTTGCAACTGTACTTTTTTCAGCATTTTGTTCATATAGCAATAAACCTGCTGCTATTCCACCTATTGCAAGCGCTGCAAATCCTAATACACTAGAGCTGGTTACTAAATTTAAAGCTGCTTGAGCTGTTGTTGCTGCAACTGTAGCTTCTTTATATGCTTTCCATGCACTTGTTGCCATTGTTATTCCTGATTGAATTGCTCCACCAACTTTAAATACTGCCATTCCAACTGCTATACCTCCAACCGCACTAATAACTTCATCAGAATTATCAACAATAAAAATTAATCCGTCTGCTAGTCCCTCTAATGCTCCACCAACATAATCTGCTATTTTATCACCTGATTCATCGAACTTCTTATTTAATTTTGTAAAAGATGATGTAAGAGCTGGCACTACTTGTTTTCCTATTTTAGTTTCTAGATTTTCAAATTGAAGGGCTAATATTCTTTGTTGGTTAGCGTAACTATTTGATGTCTTTGCAAAATCACCTTGTGCATTTGCTGTAACGTTCATTAAGTAATTATATCTTAATGTAGACTGTTCAGATTGACTCATGGCATTATAAGCTTTTGTTATTCCTTCTGATAATCCAAAGGCTTCTAGATTTGCAACAGATAAATTTATTCCTAATTGTTTTAGTGGTTCTGTTTCTCCTGATATACCACTTCTAATTTTTTCAAATGCTTCATCCGTTGATAAATTATAGAATGATGCCATATCTCCTGCTAATTGAACCATCGATTCTGACATTTCTAATGTTTTATCATTTGTAAGTCCCATTGATGACAACATTGCGCCAAGAGTACCTACATATTTTTTACCACTTAACTCTGATATTCCATAAGAACCTGCTAATGATTTTGACCATTCAGATACACTTTCAGAACTATCCTTAAATACTGTATCAACAACATTTTGACTCTCTGTTAGATCTGAAGCTAATTTTATGCTATCAACTACTGTATCTTTAAGTACCGTACCTAATTCTCTAATACCATCTGTTATTGCATTTCCAATAACATTTGCTTTTAAAACATCTCCAAAAACACTTGTCTTGTCTCCTGCCTCTTTTATTTCTTTTCCAAATTCATTTATAGAACTCGCTGCTTTACTAGTAGAATTTTTGGCTTCATTCATATATGTATCATTTTTACTGATTTGTGTATTAAGTTTATTCAGATATGATTCAGCATCATTTAATTTTATCTGCCAATTCTTAACTTGGTTTGAACTTTCTCCATAAGTATTTTTAGCATTTTCAAGTGCTTTTTGAAGGGCCTCAACTTTGTCTTTCTGTTCAACATACTGTTTATTTAGAATTTCGCTTTTGCTTTTTAATGCATTCATAGAATTCGCATTACCATCAAACTCAGATGCACAACGTTTCATTTCAGAAGATAATACTTTCATATTGTTGTTTATATCGCTTATCGCTGATTTAAACGCCTTTTCACCTTCTATACCAATCTTGGGCCCAATATCATAGGACATGATTTACCTCCTTTCTAAAATGAAATAATTGTTTTTCTTGGTTCAGCCTCAACTTTTTCTAAATCATTATGTCTTATACCTCTAAATTTCAATCCTAACTCTGAATCAAAATTATCTTTGTATTGCTTGTATAATGTGATAATTTTTGTCATTGTCATTTCCCAAGCTTCTTCTTCGGAATATCCTAATAATGTTTTTGCAATAAAAATCAAGCGAGCAACATCTATTTTTTGATGTTGTCGCTCTCCACGTTTGGGGGACTATCTGTAGATTTTGGTACTGAACCGCTAAATGCTGTTAATACTAGCATTGTCAACTCTAGTGATGTTGTATTAGTTACTAATTCGCTTCTAATAAATTCTTCTGTTAATACTTCCCATTTATCGTTTTGATTATTTTTGTTATGAAGTCTTACATCTTCATTTAGAAGTACTAGCAATATGTAAGATAATTTATCATATTGGTTTTTCTTTCCTTCTTTCTCTTTACTTCCAAGCATTGAATTTAAAATATCAACAATCCCATCATCATAACATTCTTGTATTTCATCAATTACATTAGTATTAAAGAGTAAGTGTCTTAATTTATCATCAAATTGAATTTCTTCACCAACCGGCATTAATATTCTCATTTATATCCTCCTATTTTTAAAAAGAGAGTGGATTTCTCCACTCTCCTAGAAATTATGCTGTTATTATATATTCGTATTCTGCAATGGCTGAATCACTTGATCCGGTCTTTGTTGCTATTGCACGTAACATTGTATCATCGGCAATTGAAATTGCAGTACTATATAAAGTACTAGATTTTGTTGGTGTTAATCCGTCAATTGTATAATAAATAACTTCACCGGCACCAGCTATTAATGTAACTGATTGAGCTGCAGTATAATATCCACCTTCTATACTTGCTACAGGTGTTTTACACGTAGCAGCATATAATGAATATAAGTATTCAATAGCCGTTTCTAAATCATCAAAATCTTCTTCCTCGCACCAATTCCCATTAGGTAATTCGAAAATTGTTCCTTCTAATGTTGTATATGTATATGTAATTGCTCCTTCTTGTGTTTTTGCATCTTGTGTATATGGAGCAAATTCAATTTTATAAAAGAATTTTACTGTATAAACATCTTTATTTGCATCAACATCAAGGTCCTTTATGATATATCCAAATCCTACTGGAATGGGTTTATCATTTGTTTTTGAAATGTGCTTTGTTGAAGTAACTGTTTTACCAGCTGTTGATGTAAAAGATATCGGTGTTGTAGTTCTACCGATCAATGGTGATAAAATAACTTTATTTGCATAATCAACAGTCAGTGTTACCTTACCATCTTTAAAGCTAGTGTTCTTTTTTTTCAGTCTATCATCTGAATAAATAGTTGCATCGTTATAATTAACAGATAGTTTCGCTTCAATTGCACCACCTGTTTTAGCTGCTGCTCCATATGTACCTGTTGATTCATTTAATGGAGAGTGTGTAAATGTACTTAATCCTTGTATAGCCATTCTTTATTCCTCGCTTTCTATAATCCTATTTTTTGAATTTCCTTATCTAATGTTTTTCCCATTTCTTCTATTGCCTTTGCCTTTGTTTTGTTTACCGCCTTTCTTACAAATGGGGTTTTTCCCCTTACAGATGAACCACTTTCTATTGCTCTTGCTAACAGTTGATTTGGAACTCCTTGCGGATATTTGATAGTTGGATAACTTCCATAACCATCGAATCCTACTTTTACATTTGTATTTTCCTTAAAATCTATATCAGCTGGTGTTATTCCCAAACTATCAAGTAGATCTTTTCTTTGTCCTTCAGATATACCACTAAATGCATCTGATTCAGTTAATTTTCTAAATTTATCATTTTGTATATTCTCTATACCTTTTCTAATTTCATCCGCAATAGGATTTGCTCCTGCAATTACAACTTTTTTGGCTATAGATGTTGTATTACTTCCAAGAAGTGATAATTTAGCTGCGTATTCATCAATTCCATAAACGGTCATATTAGCCAATGATTTTATTAACCTCCCATATCCATTCGGAATGAATATATCCATTCTCTTCTTCAAATTGAATTGAATTTAGCTTCCATGATATCTTTGAATTATTCATTGCCATTTCAATTTCTTGTGCTATAGTGTCATATTCTGTTTTAGTATAATAATCTATAGTTCCTTGTACTGCGAGAGCTTTCATTACGTTATCTGAATGTAGTGAATCACCTTGTGAATCCTCTGCCCATACTATATAGTTTCCTGTAGCACCATCTGCATAATAATGATAGGTAGCTTTAGGTAATACTGATAAAAATACATTTTTAATATCAAGCAATGTCATAAGCTATCTCCGATCTTTTTAAAGATAAATCAAAACATTTTGGTTCAACATCTGGAACAGTTTGAATCTGTTCTATTTCGTACTGATTTTTATTTATGATAGCAATATCGTGTTCGTTGATAGACTCAATTCTTTGCACTCTAATTAGTTTTACTATTTCAGAATTATTTTGTAGTGATAAATATTTTCTAGTTATTCCTACTTTTTGTTCCGAAAAACAAAGTCTCAATTTAAAAGCAAGACCTTTTATTGGCATATCGCCATCTTTAGCGGTATTACCAACAGAGTGTATATATACTAACCCATCATTAAACTGTTGCTGTTTCTCCATATGCACCACCATTCCCAACTTTTAAATCTGCTAAAAATGGAATATAATTTATCATAAATCGATCTAGCATTCCATTTCTTGAATATTTACAGTACTCAAGCAATAATTGTCTTGGCATTTCTTCTTTTGTGTAATCAAGTGCTGCTCCTGCTTTTCCATCTAAGAATTTCATACCAAATGTAGCTATACTAGTTAATTGTTTATCTATTTCCGCATCATCCCATGTAACGTCAATTCCTGGATATTTTTTTACTGCTTCTAATATTCCTTCTGGTAAAGCCATCTTAATCACCTACTTTTTTAGTTGGTTTTTTAATTTCCTTCACAAAAATAACGTCTGGAAAGGTAGAGTTTATTTCCTCTACCCTTTCCTTTGTGATCGTTATTTCTTCATCTTCGTTGTGAAGGACATTAGTATACTTATCTATATAAGTTTTAATAACTTTAGCCTTCATTTATTATCTCCTATACTGCTGCTGTTTTTACAACAGGAATAAATCCTTTGTATTTATTCACAACACCACCAGCAATAGTTTTTCCGAAGAAACCAATTTTACCTTGGTCAATATATCTTTCATCGGAACGTTTGATTGTTAATGGGGAAAACATAGGCATTTCATAATTTGTAGGAGAACCATACAACATAGTTTTTGAATCAACCGTTGTTGCTGCATTAGACAATGCATTGCATGCACTATTAATTGTGTATGGGACTCTTAATCCACCTCCAACTTCCTCGATAGTTCCATTCGAACCATTATAAGTAATTGCATAGTAAGGTCTACCATCACCGGTAGCTTTAACTGCTGCAAATGCTGCAAGATCAAGTTTATTTAAGAATAATGTTGCAGGGCTTTCCACATCTTCATCACCGCCATAAGTAAATACTATCTTTCTTAATGAATCTCCATCTATTACAGACATAGAAACTTTATAAGTAGCTGGTATTGCAGTTGTCGATGCATTGTAAATTCCTTTCAACTGATTAACTCCACCAATTCCTGATACAATTTGATTGCTAACCTTTTTACGAATTGATTTTCTTACACTATTTACAATCCTTGTTAAGTAGTCAGCATTAGGAAGTTCAACTACTTCTTCGTTTACAATAGCGCTGTTTGTTATTTTTGCTCTTCCTGTACTTGCTGTTCCAAATGTACCTTCGTCATTAGTATACGTAGTACCTTCTTCGGTATATTCAGCATCTCCATCAGTTATCTGGAATGCTACTTCGTATGAATTTCCACCTTCAAGAGCAAATGAGTCAACTAGATCAATAGTCTGTGATACTTCATTAAAATTATCAGCTACCACTCTTTTGTATTTATTTTCAAGCATAACATTGCTTGTAGAAATTGATCTCTCCTGTAGATATTTCTGAACTTCTCCTGAAATAGTAACTTCGTTTCCACTCCTTAATTCAGCTGCAACTTTTTCTACTTTCCCTTCAATATCTGTATTTTTTCGCTGTTCCTGCGAATTTGCATTTGAAGCTACAACCCCTGGTATTAATCCGTTTACTGCTGCTGTTCTGTTATCTGGATCTGTTGGATTAATTGGTTCCGCATCTTTTGGTAATGCATCAATCATTCCCTGAATATCTCTAATTTCTGTGTTGATTTCAGTTAATTCCACATTGAATTTTCTTAATTCTCCAACATCACTTGTTGCCTCAGCTAATTTTACTATTTCTGCTTTTCTTGCTTCTTTTGTTGTTTTCATTTTTAATAATTTGTTTTTCATTTACATGTTTCCTTTCAGAATGATTTTTTGTTTTAAGGTTTCAATCTCATTTAAGCTATCCAGCTGTCTTTTTTCACTATCCAGTAATTCAAGACTACGAGCATATATAGAAGTACTATCATAAAACGGAGTATCCACTACGCTTACGTCATACAACTTATCAATATTTGTTACTTCTCTATAACTTTCTTCATCTGTTATAGTCCATTTATCCCCATCTACTGCTACAGTAAATGCAAAAGACATCTTATCAATCAATCCTTCTTGAATTGACTTATAGATGTCTTTGTTGCTTTGGGTATCAATTAATTCAGCTCTTATTTTCAAGCCGACGTTGTCTTTTATTAATTCAAGGCTGTTATTTCGCGTTCTTGCCATGATGCACCATGAATCATTATGATTGTATCTCATAGGTACATCTTTCATATCTGTGCTATCTAATGCGCTTCTTCTGATAACCTCAGTAAATTTTCTATCGCCATATTGATGTGTTGCTGGCTGATCATATGTGATTGCATATCCTTCTATGATCATTTTTCCTTCTTCATTTTCTATTGCTCTAAATTCAAGTACACGTTGTTCGTATTCATTTTTCTTAGACATTGTTATCCTCCTTTACTCCTGCTTTACTTTTTTGGTATGCATCTATTTCATTTATGTTTGCATAGTTAAGGCTTTGAATTCTTCTATCCCCACCTTCGAATGGTTCTACTCC